TATTGGGACGACCTCTGGTTGTCCATAAGTGCGCCCTTCATGAAAAAGCAATGAAGGGAATGAAAAACTCATCCCATCCGCCATTACACTTCCTCCATATCGGTATTTGTTTCTTTCTGCATTGCCTTTGAGAAAAATTTCCCATTGGCTTCCTGCTTTTTCAGAAAACCAATCAGCTTTGGGATGTCTTCCTCCTCAATAGTCGCACCAAGAACGGATTCCACCGCACCGCCAACCTGACAGAGCCTATGGGTTCGTTTTTTACTTTCTTCGGCTTTCTTTCGCTTCAGAAGTTCTTTCTTCTGTGCTGCATATCTTTTCGCCTTTTCAAGGCTTTCCTGCTCTTTCTTTTCCATTTCAAGCATTCGTTCTTCATAACTTTTTGTTGATTTTGCCATTATTACATTCTCCTTTCTCTTGCAAACATAAGTTCTTGGTTGCGTATCAGAAGAAGCACATGGTATAATCTTCTTGCGTGTAGGTATATCATGGCTTCGGTCTGATAGAACCTTTGGCGGTTTCTTTGGAAGCCGCCTTTTTAATTTGCCGCAGTTCTTGTTACGGCTTTTACATTTCCTCTATCCCTCAAATCACGACCTTCATTCGCTTCCATAAACATTTCCAGAATATCGGTTTTAATCAGGACTTTGCGACCAACCTTTAATACTGGAAGTTTCTTCCATTCTACAAGCTGTCTTAAGGTGTTTCTGCCGATTCCCGTATAGTCAGCAGCTTCTTCGATGGATAATGCAATTTTTCTTTGCGTCATATAATCACCTCCTTATAAATTGCATTATGCAATTCTTGTGATGTAAGTATATCCTTTTCATATCTTTTTGTCAAGCGTTACGAAATATTAAAAATAATTTTTAAGTTGCATATTGCAATTACAGAAAAACAATGCTATAATTCATACATACCGAAAAAGGAGGCAGTCAGCATGAAAGATAAAGAACTACGCAAGCTGATAGGCAGCAGAGTAAAACAGCGCCGTCTGGAATTGAATCTGACACAGCCTTATGTCGCAGAAAAGATGGGGGTTACCGCTTCTACAATCCTGCGTTATGAGAATGGTTCGATTGACAATACGAAAAAAATGGTGCTGGAAGGTCTTTCGGAAGCACTCCATGTATCTGTGGAATGGCTCAAAGGGGAAACAGATGAATATGAAACCGACATTACGGATAAGAGAGAGTTACAGATTCGTGATGCGATGGGAGATATTCTGGAACAGTTACCGCTTGCCCTTACCAAAGAAGAAGATGCTTTTTCAAAAGATTTATTACTGCTGATGTTAAAACAATATGGTCTGTTTTTGGATTCCTTCCAGTTCGCCTGCAAAAACTTCAAGGGGAATGCTGGTCAGACGGATATTGCCAAAACAATAGGGTTTGAATCGAATGATGAATATAATGAGATTATGTTCTTAAGGGAAATCACTCACACCATCAATGCTTTTAATGAGATGGCAGACGTTGTAAGGCTCTATTCCAAGAAACCAAAAACAGCAGAACAAAGGCTTGCAAATCTTTTATCAGAAGTCTTATACGAAGATTCCGAATCGGTATAGTAAGACAACCGGAGTTATGATATACTTACACGCACGAAGCATTTCATCAGTTCCGATTGTCTAATATCGAAAGGAGACATACGATTATGGCAAAAGGATCTGTAAGAAAAAAAGGAAAGAAATGGTACTACCGCTTCTATGTAGAGGACGCAAGCGGCAATCTTGTTCAGAAAGAATGCGTTGGAACAGAAAGCAAAAGTGAAACTGAAAAGCTGCTCCGTCAGGCAATGGATGATTATGAGAAAAAGAAATTTGTTGCCAAAGCGGAAAATCTCACAGTCGGACAGCTTTTGGATGTGTGGGCAGAGGAGGAATTAAAAACAGGTACGCTCAGCAATGGTACGGTGGAGAATTACCTCGGAACAATCCGAAATATCAAGAAACACCCATTGGCAGAACGGAAACTGAAAAATGTAACCTCTGAACATTTGCAATCCTTCTTCGATTTGCTTTCCTTCGGGGGAGTTCATCCCGACGGAAAAGAGAGAAAGGGTTACAGCAAAGATTATATCCATTCTTTTTCCGCAGTCATGCAGCAGTCCTTCCGTTTTGCAGTATTTCCAAAGCAGTATATTACGTTCAATCCCATGCAGTATATTAAACTGCGGTATCAGACGGATGAAGTGGATTTGTTTTCCGATGAGGATATGGACGGAAATGTCCAACCAATTTCACGAGAAGATTATGAAAGATTGCTTGCTTATCTGCAAAAAAAGAACCCAGCCGCAATACTTCCAATCCAGATAGCCTATTATGCCGGGCTTCGTATTGGAGAAGCCTGTGGTTTGGCATGGCAGGACGTAAATCTGGAAGAACAATGCCTTACCATAAGACGCAGCATCCGATATGATGGCTCAAAGCGCAAATATATCATCGGACCAACCAAGCGGAAAAAAGTGAGGATTGTTGATTTTGGAGATACGCTGGTAGAGATTTTCCGCAATGCCCGGAAAGAGCAGTTAAAAAATCGAATGCAGTACGGAGAACTTTATCACACGAACTACTACAAAGAGGTCAAAGAGAAAAACAGAGTGTACTACGAATATTACTGCTTAGACAGAACAGAGGAAGTCCCGGCAGATTATAAAGAAATTTCTTTCGTCTGCTTAAGACCGGATGGTTGTCTGGAACTTCCGACTACTTTGGGGACGGTATGCAGAAAGGTGGCAAAAACATTAGAGGGATTTGAAGGCTTTCATTTCCACCAGTTACGTCACACCTATACAAGCAACCTTTTGGCAAATGGAGCTGCTCCAAAAGATGTGCAGGAATTATTAGGACACTCAGATGTCAGTACCACAATGAACGTCTATGCTCACTCCACAAGAGATGCGAAACGAAAATCGGTTCGGCTTCTTGATAAAGTGGTAGGCAATGACTAAAAAATTTCCCTTATTTCCCTTGTGATTATCTCATAAGGGCAAAAATAAGGGAAACTACATATCATTTCACTAATGGACAGGCGGGAAAGCCTATAAAATGGGGAAAGTTAGAGGAATAATTATATAAATTCCAGTTTACAGAACTGAATCAAAAGAGCTCGAAGGAGCTCTTTTTCCTTTTTTATAATAGTATCATTATGGTATAATAGAGACATTAAAATCGGAATTTCAGGAGGTGTTTTTATGCCACAAATGAATAAGGGAGGAAAATTTATTTTCGGGAAATCACTCATTCGGACGGATGGAACATTGCGGATTCCACCGCAGGCAATGGAAGAATATCACATTGCAGATGAAGGAAAAGTATATCTTTTTACCGGAAGTAAGATTACCGGTGGCTTCTGCGTCACCCGGAAAGGCCTTTTGCATCCGTCAAAACTTGGTCACATTTTGGACGATACTCCACCGTTGCTTGACTACTCAGCAGGTTCTGGCGAATTTATCAAATACAAGGGGCGTTCCTACTGCTGGGTAGAGATTTCACAGGAGGGGCAAATTCTTCTTACGAAGAAAATGATGGATTTTTTGAAGGTGAGACCCGGAATGGAGCTGCTCTCTATCCGTAGTAGCGACATCGCGTTTACGATGGGAGCTAAAGGACCGCTATTGGAAAAAGCAGAAAACTATGATGGTGAAATTCCGCTTTTTTAAGTGTAACAATTTGAATTTGTGGAGGATAACTATTGTGGATAAAACAGTTATTTATATACATGGAAAAGGTGGTAATGCTGAAGAAGCTATTCATTACAAACCGCTCTTTAGTAATTGTGATGTGATTGGTCTCGACTATACTGCACAGTTTCCATGGGAAGCAAAAGAAGAATTTCCATTACTTTTTAATTCAATTTATAGAAACTACAAGACGGTTGAAGTAATTGCCAATAGCATTGGAGCGTATTTTGCTATCAATGCCTTATCAAATCAGCAAATAGAGAAAGCATATTTTATTTCGCCCGTTGTAGATATGGAAAGGCTTATTGCTGATATGATGATTTGGGCAAATGTTACAGAGGATGAACTCAAAGAGAAAAAAGAAATTCAGACAACCTTTGGAGAGACTCTTTCATGGGATTATCTTTGCTATGCAAGAGAAAATCCTATTATATGGGAAATCCCAACGCACATTTTGTATGGTGAAAAAGATAATCTTACCGCTTATGGAACGATATTTGAATTTGTACAGAGGACTAATTCAACATTTTCTATTATGAAAAATGGAGAGCATTGGTTTCATACGGATGAACAAATGAAATTTCTTGATGAATGGATAATAAAATCTTCCAAATAAATTCCAGCTTGCAGGGAAGTTGGTTATCACGGAGATGAAGAGAAATGGATGAGAGGAAAGCGTATTGGTTTGAACAGCCATATATGCCGCGGATGAAAAATATTGCGGTGGCTCCTGTTATTCTGGAAGATGGAAGGCTGTCCTTCTGTGTTCCGGGGGATGATGGTCCTCCGTGGTCAGGGGTGTGGAACCTGACAGGAAAGGTTGTTCTGGACGGGGATGATTATTTTGAGTTCCAGTGTGATGATGAAGTGATGCACAGACGAGGCGGAACATACAAGTTTTGTGCATTGGATATTGCTACATTCAGACGGGAAACCTGCCGGTAGATATCACAGGGAGAAGAAATTGCAGACTGCTGTAAAACAACAGAAGAACTGCATGAATGGTACCTGAAACACTGGACTTACAACAGATAGGATGATTATATTTACGAAGGCATCAGTCACCTGGTTGGCTGGTGCCTTTTTCGTGGGGAAATGGAGGTGGCGGGATGTATCCGGTGTCGGATGGGTTTCTGAGGGCTGTGAAGAGCAATACAAGAAAATATTACTGGACGGGTACGATCGTTACCAAAGGCGGAATGACGTATGAGCTCGGGGCGAAGGAGATTGTGAAGGGTTCCGGATATATTTCCAGGCAGTGCTGCGGGAGTACGGAGATTGAACTGGGGACGGTGTATGCGGCGGAGATGGGGATCACACTTCTGAGTGATATTGACAGGTATACGCTGGAGGATGCACTGGTGACGCTGGTGTTTCATCTGGTGCTGGCGGATGGTTCGGTGGAAGATGTGCCGATGGGAGTTTTTGAGGTCAGTGAGGCGAACCGTCTGGCGAAGTGCCTGGAACTGAAGGCGTATGATTTTATGCTGCGGTTTGATAAGAGTTTCAACGGATTTGAGACTGTGGGGACTGCTTATGATTTTATTACTTTGTGCTGTAAGCGGTGTAAAGTGGAGTTTGCGAATAAGAGGGCGGAGATTGATGCCATGCCGAATGGCGGGGTGACGCTTTCTGTTTATACTGAAAATGATATTGAGACCTGCCGGGACGTGCTGTTTTATGTGGCACAGGTTCTGGGAGGTTTCTTTATTATCAACAGGGAGGGAAAACTGGAACTGAGAAAGTACGGGAAGGATCCTGTGATGAAGGTGGAGCAGAGACACCGTTTTTCTTCCAGTTTTTCGGATTTTATTACCAGATACACGGCAGTGAGTTCCACCAACAAGCAGACGCAGATTGCAGAGTATTATGCTCTGGATCCGGATAACGGGCTGACCATGAATCTGGGTGTGAACCCACTTCTGCAGTTTGGACTGGCAGAGACCAGAGAGATGTTGTGCAGGAATATATTGACGGATCTGTCAGTGATCAACTATGTACCTTTTGATTCGGATACAATCGGGAACCCTGCCCTGGATCCGGGGGATGTGCTGACATTTGCAGGAGGACAGGCGGATGAGGGACAGATCACCTGCATCACTTCCATCAGACAGAAGATCGGGGGAAAGCAGAGCCTGAAATGTGTGGGGAAGAACCCGAGGCTGGCTCAGGCAAAGTCAAGAAATGACAAGAATATTTCGGGACTGCTGAATCAGATTGAAGACAATGCGAAGACCGGGAAGATCGGGATCCATATGTTTACCAATGCTTCCGCGCATGAGATCGGGCAGACGAAGGTGAAGCTGATCAGTATCCAGTTTGCTTCTTCTGAGGAAAACCATATGCAGTTTTTTGCACAGGTTGTTGTGGATGTGGCTGCGGATCCGGTGGAACGGTCTGCGGAGGCTTCCGGGACTGTGGTGATTCCATTTCCGGGCGGAAGCGGCAGTGGAACTGGAAGTGGTACGGGTGGTTCTGATGGAACCGGGGAGACATCGGATGCAGGAAGTTCTGAAAATGATGCGGCAGGGAATGAAGTTGGAAATACTTCCGGGGATGAGAATACAGGGAGTACGGATGATGTCGCTGGTGGCTCGGATTCCGGATCCGGAACCGGGAGTGGTTCGGAGGTTTCTGTGGATGTGAGCCTGCCGGTGAAGTGGCAGGAAGACGGACAGGCGGTCTGCCATGTGGTCTTTGAATTTAATAACGAGGAGATCGTGGAGCATTGTCCGGTGGAGACCTGGCATTCAGGGAAACATATTTTGTCGCTGTATTATCCCATTGAGAAGATTGTTGCCAATTATACGAATACATTCAATGTGTATCTCTGGATGGAGAATGGCAGCGGGACCGTTGATGTGGGAGACTGCATTGCCTCTGTCAGCGGACAGGCAATGGCGGCAGGGGAAGCCTAGGACGGAAAGCTTGAGGTGGAAGATTATACCACGAGATTTGCCATTGGCGGAGGACTGGATGTGAATGGTTTCCGGGAATCGCTGTCCATGCAGATGAAGGAGACGGTGAACAGAGGATTTGAAGTGTATTTTGCTGAGAGAGCGGGAATCAGCGGTTTCTGCAGGCCGGTAGAAATGGAGGGTGTGTGATGAAGTTGAAAGGTGAAATGGTCATTGAACTGACCGATACGAATACGGGTGCGGTGGAGACAGTTCAGGAGACGAACATGATCACGGAGGCAGTGAACAATATTCTGGGGCTGAATCCCATGGGGATTTATCTGAAAGCCAGCGGGGAGTATGACAATTCTGTTTTGTGGAACGGGACGCTGCTTCCCATCTGCCCGAACATGATCGGGGGGATCCTGCTGTTTCCGGCAGTGCTGGAAGAAAAGGCGGATCATATTTACGAGCAGGGGAAGAACCTGCCGGTGGCTTATGCTTCCAACAATGTTAATTCCGGTTCCAATGTGGCGAGGGGAAGCCTGAACCAGACGGAGAGCAAGAAGCTGGACAATGGATATAAGTTTGTGTGGGAGTTTACTCCCAGCCAGGGGAATGGAAATATTGCAGCGGTGGCACTGACCAGTGCACTGGGCGGGCAGAATGCTTTTGGCAGTGCGGCAGGGGATGCCAGCACGTTCCTGCTTCTGAAAAAGGTGGATATCGGGGATATCCCGAAGGCAAAGCAGATGACACTGTTTGAGGCAGTGGAGCTGGATTTTGAAAAGAACCTGCTGTATTCCATCACCTTTGGGACTTCCAGTGTGACCATTACGAAGATCCGGATCCCGGTGTTTAACATCGGGCTGAATGAGAAGCTGGATGATACCACGTATACCGTACTGGAGGAGCAGACACTGACAACGGAAAGCTTTACGTTCCTGGGGGATTATACAAAGTACGGGGAGTTTATGGACGGGCATGACGGATACTGGTATGGATTTTCCAATGAGCCGAATTCTTCCGGGGATGCGAAGATGGTATGGATCCGGATCTCCAAAAAGGATTATTCCTTTACGGAGGGAAGCTGGACACTGTCCAAGGCGAAGCTTTCGGAAGTGGGCACAAGGGCAAAGGACGGTTCCTATCCGGAACGGAATGTAAAATGCTGTGTGAGGAAGGGGTATCTGTATGTGCCTTCTTATGATAAGAAGGGAGTTTATAAGATCAATACTGCAAATTCAGCGGATGTGACACTGATCCCGCTGGGCTTTACTTCCAAGCTGAAATCCCTTGGGGAGGCTGGTTCCTGTGAGGTGTATATGATACTTCTCGGGGACATGATCGTGGCAGGGGATTTCCAGATCACGGCGGATGACAGGGTGATCAAGACGCAGGGGAGCGCAAGGTTTGAAGCCATGGCAACGCCTTTGTTCCAGTATAAGAACTTTGTGTTTATGTGGGGCGGCAGTTACGGGAAGGAGCACAGGTGTGCTTATCTTCTGACGCCTTATCTGGCAAGTATCAATAATCTTTCGTCAGCGGTGGTGAAGAATACGGACAAAACGATGAAGATCACGTATACGCTGACGGAGGAAATAATGTAGGTCTTTCTGCCGAAAGGCATGGAGATAGAAAACTTATTTACGGCAGTTCTCAGAAATGGGGGCTGCTTTTTTCATGGGAGGAGGATTCTGGCATGAAGGAATTTTGGAACTTTATTCAGATGGTTTTTATGGCTGTAGGCGGATGGCTGGGCTGGTTTATGGGAGGCTGTGACGGGCTTCTGTATGCCCTGATCGCTTTTGTAGTGATCGATTACCTGACCGGGGTGATGTGTGCTTTTGCGGACCATACGCTTTCCAGTGAGGTGGGATTCCGGGGAATCTGCAGGAAGGTGCTGATCTTTCTGCTGGTGGGAATGGCCAATATTTTGGATGTGGCTGTGATCGGGAACGGATCCGTGCTGAGGACAGCGGTGATCTTTTTCTATATTTCCAATGAGGGTGTGAGCTTGCTGGAGAATGCAGGACATCTGGGGCTGCCGATCCCGCAGAAGATGAAAGATGTGTTGGAACAGCTGCATGACAGAGGGAAAGGAAGTGATGGGGAATGAGACTGGTTGAAAGTTTTCTGACTAAGAATCCCTGCTATACTGCAGGGAGAAAAATTACTGTAAAAGGCCTGATGCTTCACTCGGTTGGATGTCCGCAGCCGAGAGCACAGGTTTTTCTTGATTCCTGGAATCACACTTCTTTTGGAAGTGCATGTGTGCATGGTTTTATTGATGGAAATGATGGAACGGTGTATCAGGCATTGCCATGGAACCACAGGGGATGGCACTGTGGCTCCGGTAGTAAGGGAAGTGGAAATAATACGCATATTGGTGTGGAGATGTGTGAGCCTGCCTGCATCCGGTACACAAGCGGATCTGGTTTTACCTGCTCCGATCTGGCGAAGGCAAGGGCATCGGCAGTGCGGACGTATGAAGTAGCGGTGGAATTGTTTGCCATGCTTTGTAAGAAGTTTGGTCTGGATCCGCTGGCAGATGGTGTGGTGATTTCCCATAGAGAGGGACACGCAAGGGGAATTGCTACAAATCATGGAGATCCGGAGCATCTGTGGAAAGGTCTGGGACTGCCTTATACGATGGATGGATTCAGGAAAGCTGTGAAGGCTGCTATGTCTGGGAAAGCTGAAGGGACGCAGGCTTCTGTGTTTCTGGGGATTTCCGATGAGAAGGCAGCGGAGCGGATTGGAGTGCTGTGTGCAGAGGATATGAAAACCAGTGGGATTCTGGCTTCGGTGTCTGCGGCGCAGTTTATTCTGGAATCGGGTTATGGCAGGACGGAACTGGCGCAGAAGGCAAATAACTGTTTTGGGATGAAGTGCGTGTTGTCTGGGAATACTTGGAATGGAAGTATCTGGGATGGAACCAATAAGTACCGGAAGAAGACGCAGGAGGATGATGGAACCGGAAAGCTGTACACGGTGACTGCGGATTTCCGGAAGTATGTCTGTGTGGAGCAGTCTATTGCGGATCATTCTGCTTATCTGCTGGGCGCAATGAATGGGAAGAAAAAGAGATATGCGGGACTGGCCGGGGAGAAGGATTACCGGAAGGCTGTCCGGATCATTAAGGATGGCGGCTATGCAACGGACAGTTTTTATGTACAGAAGATCTGTGCCATCATTGAGAAGTATGGGCTGACACGGTTTGATGGCGTGAAGGTGGAGAAAAAGGTCTGGTACCGGGTGAGAAAAGACTGGAAGGATGCTAGAAGTCAGGCAGGAGCATTTCAGGTGCTGGACAATGCAAAGAAATGTGCAGACGAGCATCCGGGATTTTCGGTGTTTGATGAGAATGGAAAGGCAGTGTACAGTTCCGTGGATAAGAAGCAGGAAGAGGTGTTTCGTCCGTATCTGGTTCGTGTGGAGATTCCGGATCTGAATATACGAAAGAAGCCGGGAACGGATCAGGAGAAGACCGGAAAATATACGGGTGCTGGCTGTTTTACTATTGTTGCTGAGGCTGATGGTGTCGGGGCATCAAAGTGGGGGCTGCTGAAAGCATATGAGAAAGAGCGGAATGGGTGGATCTCGCTGGATTTTGTGACAAGAATATAATAGTGAGTGATGAGGCTTTGCATTGCGGCGGTGGTCGTGGTGTGAAGCCTTTTTTTGTTAGGGCAAAGCCCTGTTTGCCATTGTGGAGTTTTTCGTTGATTCGAAAAACGGAGCTTTTGGTCGCTTTCAATATAACATCCGGAATCGAGGTATCTTTTTTTTCTGCAAAATCACGAACTTTGCTCATTTATAGATATCAGAAAAAGGAAGATACTTTGAGGAATCTTTACGAAAAGAAAAAAGAGAAGTTAATCTCATATATCTGCTTCTTGGCTAGTTTGGGATTAAAAGTAACAATCCTTTTTTCTGTTATCTTGAACTTTTTAATTTTTCCTGTTTCGGAGTCCTTGAATTTATATTCAAACTCATCTACACATTCTTTGATGCGGTACAAAAGTATTAAGCAGTTAAAAACAAAAATCCAAGAAGATATTTACTAATCTTATTGACATAGAACAAAAAATGAATATAATCATAGTTGAACAACTATTCAACTTCGATTATACGAGGTAAGTGTATGTCTAAACCGTCTTATATTTGTAATTGTGATGTGATTCATGAGGATATTGTGAATGATGTGAAATCCAAGATGCAACCCAAAGATGATTATATCCAGTTGGCATCTTTATTTAAGCTATTTGGAGATGGTACCAGAGTACAAATCTTACACGCTCTGGAACAGAGTGAGATGTGTGTATGTGATCTTGCTGTGCTACTGGGGGTAACGAAATCCGCAATCTCACACCAGTTAAAGGCATTGCGTCTTGCGAATTTGGTAAAATTCCGTAGAGAAGCGCAGATAGTTTACTACTCTCTGGCAGATGATCATGTGAAAGAGATTATTGATAAGGGATTTGAGCATCTATGGCAGAAATAATATTTTTAGCGTTATAGTTGAGCAATTGAGCAACTAAACAAATTACAAGGAGGTCATTATGAAACGAATATTTTTATTAAAAGGCTTGGACTGTCCGAACTGCTCCGCAAAAATTGAAAAAGAAGTCGGAGAATTGGATGGAGTACAATCCTCAGTTGTAAATTTGATGAAGCAGA